AAGTGCTTCAGTTATTACTGTATTTGAAACCGTTACATCAAATTCTGCTTCCAGTGCTTCAATCATTCCTGCAGACAATACTCCGTCAAAGATGTATTTACCTTCTATAGGATCAAAGTACAATTTGTTTATCCAGTTTTCTCCAGAACCATCTCCAGACTGCAAGGCAAAAGTATCTGAATTAAATATACCTCTCGCCATTTTGTCATTTCTTATGCTTTCAAATCCTGTATCAGGACTTATCCTTATTCCATGGTAAGTCTTTCCTTTTGCCAGTGTATCTCTTTGAATCTTAGTAACCTTGTCTGTTAGAAGTTCAATGCTGTTTGCGATTTCTAGTTTTGAGTTTATAGCTCTTACTGGATTATAGGACCTTTTCACCACCTTGTTTTGTATATCAATATTTATAGCCTTATCAATTATTCTGATGGTGTCTCCCACTCCAACTGTTTCTAAGTCTTTTAACTCTGAATATTCTGGATGGTTTTTAAGTTCAAGCAAATCAATATCGTAATATGTCAGGTTGCTTCTTCTGTCTATAATCTTTTTAATTCCCTTTAAGTTCTTACCAAATATCGTCGCAAAACCTTTGTTTTCTCCAATAGTGTTTTTAAGAGAGATTGTAAATCCATCATAATCAACTTCTAACTCTAATAAGTTTGCCAGCTTTTGAACCAACCCCAGCTTGTTAGTTTCCTCGTAAACTGCAAAGGTTATTATATCTGTCCTGTCAATTACACCTGCAGAAAATTCTGTACCAGATAATATGTCTGCAAGTATCTGAGAAGGAGCTCCGTCAAAAGTATAGTATTCTACTTCGTTTTCTATAAGCCTGTAGCTTACATGCTCGCATTCAATTCGGTAGGTTAGAGTATCTGAATGTTCCTTTTCAATGTATTTAATGTCGAAGTAGTATCCGTCGCAAAGAATATATCCTTCTGATTCCAGATAAATGCTTTTAAGATCATCTTCCAGAAGTTCAAAACTTAGAGTAAATTCTCCGTTGATCTTTCTTGTAATCTGTATGCTGTCTTCTATTATCACATCATCAAGGTAGGCCGTCTTTTCATTTGTACTTCTATTAAAAAGAGTTATCAAAACTTTTCACCTCCCTAGATATATGTGTCGTAGTATTCTATTAGGACATTAGAAACTGTACCGGTTATTAAAAGTTCAGAGCTTCCCGGAGGTATTTTAATAAAATCTCCAGAGTGAATATCCAACTTGTTTTCCTTTAAATCGTTGTAAACTAAATATCTTTTACTATCTAAGGTAATCTTTTCTGTTAATCCAGTTAGATTTAGAATCTTATCATCTAATGTTAAAAAAATATCTCCCGTTCCAGTAACTGATATTATTGTTTCTGCTTCTTCTGTTCCATCATTTATTAATGTTATACTTGTAGGATTATCTACACTAATGCTTTTAAAGGTTCCAAGCTGAAAAGGTTCGGTTTCAAATACAACCTTAAAGTTTTCTACAACCTGATTTAGTGACAGATCTATACCACTTACTGTTCTTACCACCCTGTATGTCTTGTCACTTTCACCGTCAAGGATGAGATCTCCTGTTCCAGAAAGCCAGAAGGCTATTTCCCTTGCTCTTTGTCTTCTGCTTTGGATTGTTCTTTTTATTAAGCTGCAGTCAAACTCCAGTGTTTTATTGTTATATCCATCTTCAAATATATACTGACCGTTTCTTCCGGGAACAGTCATTCTTTCAAATCTCTTTGATGGTATCAACTGATTATTGTCAGTCTTTACTATTAGTCCTTCAAATTCTCTTGAATGTTTTCCTCTATATGTAAAACCTATCATGTAAGTGCAACCCCTCTTTCATTTCTTCTTTGCAGGAGATACAGCTCTCTTGCTATGTTTTTTATGTCGCTGTCTTTTCTTACTGTCATATTTGCTATATTAAAGTAGTTTTGTGTGCCGGTTCCTTTTACTAAATCATTTCTGCCTAAATTAGCGTCTATGTTAAATGATGTAGGTATGGTCCTGCTCATCTGGTTTTCAACATCCTTCATGGATTTGGTAAATCCTTCACCTATGCCTTCACTCATGTTGGCACCTATACCTGCAAATACTTTGGAAGGAGAATTAATTCCCAGCACGTTTTTTACACCATTTACAATTCCACCTACCATGTTGTCTACCTTTCCTTTAAGCCATCCAATCATAGAAGATATGCCTTCCCATAAGCCTTTGGATATGTTTTTTCCTACATCTTTCACAGAAGGAATGCCTTTTGTAAATCCGCCGACTATTGATGTAATTATCTGTGGAAGCTGAGCTACAAGTTGAGGTATTGCACTGATTAGTCCTGAAGCTAACTGAAGAGTTATCTGAACTCCCATGTTAATTATGGTCGGAAGATTGTTTGTTATAAATAGTATTATACTGTTTATGATCTGAGGAAGTGCTTCTATTAAAGTAGGCAGTGAGTTTAAAAGTCCCTGGGTCAGTCCGTTTATAATCTGAAAGGCTGCATCAAGGACAAGGTCTAAGTTGTTAATTAAAGTTTCAACTATTAATATAACCGCTTCTACCATTGAAGGTACAAGTTCCGGTAGCGATAACCCTATTCCTTCACTTAAAGCTTTAACTAACATTATTGCTGCTTCTATTAATAGGGGCAGGTTATCTATTAGTGTCTGTATAATAGTCATTACTGCTTCTACTCCTGCAGGGATAAGTTCGGGAAGTAAGCTAAGTAATGTTCCTAGTACCTGACTGAATAAATCAGTTACTGTAGTTAATAAAAGAGGTAACAGTTCTCCAATAGCTAATATAATTCCATCCATTGCCGGAGGTAGAGCAACCACTATATTTTCAATGATAGGCACTATATTTTCTACTACCGACTGAAAGGCGTCTACTAGATTTTCAGTTAGATTAGTCATATCAGCATCTGCATTTCCAAGGCCAGCTGTAAAAGATCCAAGAGCTGCTTGCAAAAGCCCTATGGAACCAGTAACTGTTTGAGTAGATTCCTTGGCAAAGTTTCCGGCATACTGCTCAGTGTTTTCAAAGAACATCTGCATAGCAACTTGGGCTTTCTCAGCTTGTGTAGCACTTGCCCATGTAAAGTCCAGACCCTTAGCTAAGGCATAGGCTTCAACACTAGTGGCATTCATAGCAACTCCCAGATTATCCATCATTGTAAAGTTACCTTTAGCTGCTCCTGCTACGGAATCGAGGGCCATCTGCATGTCAATCCCCATAACAGAAGCCATATCAGCTGCCCTTTGCATAGCTTTTTCTGTAAGTTCAAGACTTTTTTCCTGGTCAACTCCAGAACCTTGAAATAGGGCACCCATTTTATTTGCTGTAGCAAGATACTGACTTTGAGAAACTCCCAGATTTTTATATGCTTCTTCTCCAGTCTTTTGAATGGAATCTGCATACTCACCGAATACTGCTTCAGAGCCGCCTAAGTTCTGCTCAAGCTCCCCGAACTGCTGAACTACTTCCTTGCCTATTTTAACTGCAGCTGCTCCTGCTGCTAAAGCAACAGAACCCATGGCAAGACCCATGCCTTTTAGAATGCCGCCCATATTCTCAAACTTGCTTCCTGCATCTTCAGCAGCTTTTCCAGATTTCTCTAGATTTTCTCCTAGATCCTTAGCTTCCTTAGCCGATTCGTCCAGTTCTCTTTCCATTTTGTTAAGGTCAGCATTTGCATAGTTTAATTGTGTCCTCCAGGCTTTAGTTCTCTTGTCATTTTCTCCAAAGGAATCAGAAGCATTCTTTAGTGCTGATTCTAAAGTTTTAATCTTGTTCTTCTGGGCATCTATCTCTTTATTCAACACTTCATTTCTGGCAGTCACAGCTTGGATAGACTTGTCCTGTTTGTCAAACTGAGATGTTACCAGTTTCATTTCCGAGCCTAAAACCTTAAAATCTCTGTTTATTTCTCTCAAGGCATTCTTGAATTCCTTCTCACCTTCAAGACCAATCTTTAAACCAAAATTATCAGACATATATCATCACCTCCTCATTTAAGGCATGAAAAAAGACACCTCTTTTGAAGTGTCTGTAATATATAAATATATTATTAATTTCAAAATTATTACCCGCGTTCTTACCCGAATTCTTACCGGCATTCTTACCGGCGTTCTTACCGACATTATTACCGACATTCTTGATAGAATTAGTTATTGAAGAATTGATCTTTAAAAAAATTAACGCATTTGAAAACTCTCTTTAATCTCTCTTAAGACATTTTAAAATTCTTTTTCTACTTCAACAACTATTTTCAGTTCAAAATTATCAGACATATAAACTCATCTCTTTTTTGAAGTGCTTGTAATATAACATTATCTATTTATAATGTAACATCACTATTGTTACATAGAAAGTCTAAAAAGTTACATTTAAAATTATATTTGTCTTTCATGCTAAAAACATTTTTAGATTTAGCACAATTGTCAAATCACACAATTACTCTTTATTTTCTTGATTCCATAATTCAAGAAATAGTCTCGTATTTAGGCTTAAGCTTATTGTACTCTACCTTGAATTCATCATCTTTTAATAATTTATCTTTGATTTCTTCAATATTTACACAAGGTTTACTAGGGTAGTTACAAAAATCTCTTATAACACATCTGTCGCATTTTGGATTTGCTGTGCATATTTCACCATATCCATCAGCGCAGTAGCTCCATAAAACAATGTCGAGATAAGATTTCAGATATCCTGTATTCTTGGCAATAGTATCAAATATTTTTATTACTTCTATCTCGGATGCTATACTAGAGTTGGAATATCCTAATCTATCATCGCCCAATATTCTCCTCATATGAAGGTCAGGCTTTGCTCCATCTATTCCTACATGTCTTAAGAACTCCCAAGCAAGAGCATAACCGATATACTTTAATTTATATTTACCTTTTGATATAATCTTTGCTATCTTGTCAGCTGGATACTCTTCATAAAAATTATCAAGACTTCCATAATCTTTTTCTATCTTCTCAAGAATATGAATATCATAAGATAATGACTCCATCTGCTTTTTTGTTGACACGTTTCCACACCTTAATTCAAATATTCCATCGTAGAAATATTCTGCAGGAGTAGATAGTATCTTGTTTTTATCATATTGAAAAAATAACTTATCAATGTTTCTTAACTGGGGTGCTACATCTTTCCACTTCCTCTGATTACCGAGAAAAGCATAAATTAAAGCTTTTATATTGTCCTCAAAGCTAAATATTTTACCTTCTTTTCTTGCCTTTATATTTCTTATCAAGTCATGATTCTCAAAATCAATATTGTTTTCTATTAAATACTCTACCACTTTATCGATTATTGCCTTATCCTTCACTTTTTCCATCATAATCCCCCACTATAGTAATTTATGGTAAATGACCGACAAATATATTCAAACTAATTCTAACAGTATGGGGATTGATTTGCAATCAAATTAAATTCCATATGGAACTAAATCATCAATAAAATATTCCCTTCTCGGTTTTGAGATACCAATAAACTGCTTATGGCATTCCCAAAGGTCCATAATATATCCAATAGGCATAAGCCACACCTCATCTTCTTTTCTGTTTAAGTGTACTGTTCCGTAATAAATAAGTCGGGTAAATAATTCATCATCACTTACCCGACTACTTGGTTTTTTGAGTCTTCACTTATCACTTCTCTTCTAGTTCCCTTCATCATACTTGCCATTATAGCATTCTTGTAGTTTGCCAAATCAAAAGGTGTAGTAAGAACTTCAACTTCTTCTTCCTTTAACAAATCTTTTTTATCATCCTTGTTTTTTATGTTATGAATTAGAATAGATTGATTTGCCAGCAGGGTTATAAGCCATATGATTTCATCTAGGGCCAGTTCAAAGTTTTCAGTTTTCATCAGCTTGTCACCTAGTTTTTCAAGACCCCCATATCTTTTTGATATTTCCTTTGTAGCCCTGGTGGTTAGGATCAGTTTGTATTCCTTATCTCCTATTTTTATAATAGAGCTTCTTTCTTCCGATACATCATCTATCTTTATATTATCATCTGACATTTATTTACCTCCATTATGATACCGTTACTGTAGCTACATTAGTTGTTACGTCACTGGCTCCAGATAAACTAAGAACACAGTAGTAATAATAACTTCCTACAGTTAAGTCTATTGGAATATCAAAACTTGCAGATATTTCACCAGTAATTACTGTTCCGCCAGATGCACTATCTATTGTATTCTCATACCACTGATAAGTAATAGGATCGCTGGTGTTTGACTCAGCAACTACAGAAAGACTTCCTGTAATGCTCCCGTATGTAACTTCTGTTAAAGTTTCAGGTTGAGTAGTAATAGTTATAGCCGGTGTTATTGGTGTGAAGTCCGGTTCATAAACATTACCAAACCATCCGGTAATTATTGAAGCTGCTACACCGTTATCCCCTTCAGTAACCTCTGCCTTCCAAGGGTGCTTGTTTTCTCCATCTATTTTATTTCTTCTAAATACCATTCCCTCTATGGTGGGACTGCTGAATGTAATAGAGTCTCCCTTGGTGGCAAGGCTAGTTGATGGAACATTGAATATAACCCTGTAAAGCCAAAAGTAGCGATACTTTCCATTAGCTTTCTTTGCACGAAACCCTATGGCTACAGGATTACCTCCATCCTCACTTCTTGATACGATTACGTTATTGCTGTCTATCTTACATCCTGTCAAATCCTGTGCTACCAGTGAACCTATATCATCTATTCCCAAGGTCAATGATCCACTCTTAAATTCCTTAACTACCTCTGATGCTCCATCATCTGCATAGAGAATCGCTTCAATAAGTTCAATGCTAAGTTCTGCAGTCATAGCCTTTGCTAAAACCTTAGGTGCAGCGTAGGTTTCATTTCCACTTGAATCTTCTGTTATAGTTGCATAGTATAGACTGTAGAGTAGGAAAGAACCGCCTTACCGTCTTTCGATGGCAGGTTTGTCCAGTCCTCTCTCCGAACCGCGCTTACCCCTCTCGAAGTACACGGCTCTCCATTGTTCTTCAATTTTAGAAAACTCATCATTTTGGGTGGTGAATATTTTGGTGGCACTGATGGCAAACAACAAGCGTTTTTCTTTTCTTTGAAATCATAGCACGTTCCCAAAGCTCCTTACCTTTAAGGTCTTTTACTTTGTGAATATGGTGAATTTCATATTTCCCTGCGCCTGTTTTACCGCACAATTCACATATATCCGCATTTAACCGTTTATCAAAAGTGTTTCTGTTATAACCAATTGTAACTGCTGCTTTTGTTACGGTATCAGTTGCATTTGCACCCTTGCAATTGGTGTATTTTGCGAAATACATAAGTTTCTTACCTGCTTTTGTTTCATAAGGAATAGCCCACGAACCTTTACCGTCCTTAAACTTTTCCTTAATCTTCGTAATGC